GTTTTTTGTGTTTGGACTGTTTTTTGTGTTTGGACTGTTTTTTGTGTTTGGACTGTTTTTTGTGTTTGGACTGTTTTTTGTGTTTGGACTGTTTTTTGTGTTTTCTCGATTTACCGTTCCCGTACGGAAGTGCTGGTTCGGTGTAGAGTTCACGATCCGTCGCAGTTAATGCGTTATATGCTAACTCACGCAACGTGAGCAGAGGTGGGCGAACTTCCCATAAATATGGGGATACTTCATCACCCGTTCCAATATCCACATCGTCTTTGTCAAATATACGAAGACCCTGAGCCCTATTCCTTGTTTCATCTAATGTTCCTAGTTCTGTGCGCACGTTACCGCGTTCATAATAAATTTCTACGTTGCCAGGCACCTCCGTGCCATAAGGGTTACCAGCAGTAACAGTATGAGCATAAACCACACGATTTAATCCGTGTTGTAATGTAATTTTATACTCATCCATATATAATTATTTTATTAAAATAATTCCTCAATTCCCAGATCTATATCTGACCCATCGAATATCTTGATTTTATCTTCGTCTTCTTCCTCCAATTTACGTTGTATTGCTCTTGATGTACTAATCTCCTCTAATCTTTCAATCGTCTTCGGCGCTTCCAATACCCCAATATTATTATTACCATCCAACACACTATCTATATCATTAAACGAAAGACGCGTCGTCACTGGTTCATTATCCACGTTTGCAATGGTAGGTATAGTAACAGGCGGCGCAATTTCCATTATTTCCGCCTCTGGCGGCGGCGGCGCTTCCGTATTCTCTATATTCTCAATAATCACCTCTTCTTCGTGCTCTGTGCTTTCTTCCATATATGCGCGAATTATGGCCTCCGTCGGAATGCTTTCGCGAATCGTGGTCAAAATGCATTCCTGCACAATGATTTCCAATTCACGCCCGTTTTTCTGAATAAGTAAAGGCGATATATTCGTCTCGAATAAATACACATTCATATACACTTTCCGAGCCACGTGAATATAGATTTTATGTATAAAATGGTCGAGTTTTGGTATCGAAATATCAATCTTTTTCTGCTTATTCCCTACGCGGATGCACGTCAATACTTTCAGTTGAATAATATGTACACACGTGATTAAATCTTCTAAATAGGTACATCCGCTTCGTTCAATGATGCGTTTCTTCTCTTCTTCAACCAAAATCGAATTCCACTTGGGAATACGGCAAATGAAATTCTGGAATGTCATCAAATATTTATTCTGTTCATTATTTTCATCGCAGATTTTCCACGATTCATTAAAGATTGAGCGAATACCTTCAATCACGAGGGGCGTGAAAATGCTGACCAATCGACTACACCATTCATTGCGCGATTCGTGCAAATTGGAAATAACGAAGTCGTCCATTTATATAAAAGAAATATTATTTAAACTCGGATTTGAACGTAAAAATGCGAAATCTAATATATAAAGCATCAACAGTTTCTCACAACGAAATTCCGATTTGATTTTCTCAAAACAAATCAGAATGGATATTCGGTTTTCTATATCACTCTTTTCAAAGAAATCGATTATATCCAACGCAGAATAGCCCTTCTCATATAACTCATCGCATAACTCCATAAACCTCGCATGCGTTGGATTTGCAATGTATGGCTGTATTATCGCATCAATCGGTTCTTTGAAAATCGGCGTAATCGTGTGTAGATTGACAACCGCGCCGTCTTTTATATACTCGGGTACATAGATTTCACAAAATCGAGATACAATCGGATTCAACAATTTGTTTTTATTCTCCACAATTATAAAGAATCTCGTATTTCCACTAAATAATTCAATACATCGACGCAATGCCGACTGCGCATCAATCGTGAGACTGTCTGCATTTAGTAATATAATGGTTTTGAATAATACACCTGATTGTATATTGGTCTTTGCAAAGAATTTCAAGTCTTCGCGTATGAATTTGATGCCCTTACCGTGTGCGCAATTCACCGACATTACATTGGTCTTGATACGTGCCTTGTTATCGTCATAAATACGATTGACGAAATTGTGGACGATGGTGCGTTTGCCTGTGCCCGATGCGCCGTAAAAAATGATGTGCGGGATTTTGTTTGTTCGATAAAAGTAATCTAATTTTTCCATTATAAGCGAATGTTGCGGAATTTCCATTATTGTATTTCTCGGCTTATTTATAAATCCTTTTTACAATTTTTATATAATTTTAATGTATGTATTAATTCATCAATGTCGGGTTTAGTTGGGGTATCTGGGCATTTTAATTTAGCGTTTGTGTGCATATAATTTTGTATTTCATAATAATCAGCATATGCCATTTTTCGGTTAACCTTAATTCCTGTTAATAAATATATGATATATTCCAACATTCTCCAAAAATAAATTGAATCTAAAATATAATTAGTATACTCTGATATAACGCAATATTTTTGATTTATTAATGTATGATGTAATAAGTGATGCGAATGTGAACATAGCGTATATCCCCTTTGTAATATTTGTATTATTATATTGTTTTCGCAATCTCTCATATGTGAAAACCTATGAAATATATTTGCTGTAATCGAAAAAAAACCCAAAGATATAATAAAATATTTATATTAAAATATATTTCGATTAATAATAAATATAATGCAAAATATTAAAACGGTTAATGGAAACAAAACGGATACGTGGTCGAAATACGAATATGCAAGTATGCTTCTTGGAAAATAATGATGTAATTCATTATCCTGTGCAATTGTGTTTAATATTGGCAAATCTATACAATAATCTAAATACGTATCTTCAAACCAATGAAATATTCCCGACAATAAATCTGCGATTAAAAATCCCAACCATATTTGAATAAAGCATTATGTTATAAATATCATATAGATTTTATAACTAATTCCATGCAACAACACGATGCACGTAAAAACGTCTTATATTATGCGATTCGTGTATGCGATATATATCAGGCGGCTTATGTTCAAATGTGAATGAATTGTTATATCCCGAATACGATTCGTGAAAATAGCAATATGCCTTTTCACGTTTTAATAATTTACCTAATATAACGTCATTTCCCGATGCGTCTTTGATTAAATACGACCGATTTATAAAAAGTTCGTCGCCCGTCAGCATTTATACTTTATCATCATATGCTTATATCATTTACAAAATTGAAATGGATTTTTTTTATACATTGAATGAAAAAAATGAACGTTATGGATTTGACAGGTAGACTGAAATTTTATGCGCAATATACGAAAGAAATCGACGGAGTTGTTAAACACGTGACCGTTGGCATGTCCGCCACCAATGTTCCCACTAAATGGGTAACCGAAACGAAATGGAATTATAAATTGGAAATTCGATTGAATGCGGAAATGACCAACTGCTTTTATGTTGACGCCAAGGGTCGATTATTATTCGCATATGACGAAAATGATAAAGAATGGGAATTGTTTTAACCTTTTCTACGATGTTTTCTCGATTTACCTTTCCCAAGAGGATACGAATCTGCGTTACGCGTGTTTGACATCGGGCGGAACCTACGTGATTTACCTTTTCGCGATTTGCCTTTCCCAAGAGGATATGAATCTGCGCTACGCGCGCGACTCGACGTCGGGTTGAACCTACGTGATTCGCGAGTATTACGTTTAACTGACTGACTGCGTGATGCACGTGGTTTTAATATTTTGTGTAATACTTTACGCATTATGCATTGAATAAAACTGTTTATGCTTGTCTGCCGATCGGCTGAATCTATCTGTAATATAGATTGACCTTGCTCAAATACGCGAGGCATATCAATTACTCCAGCTAAACTAAACCCCATTGTATCATAACAATTGCGGCAGGATTTAACATTGTCCGAACAATCCTCTAATGTGAAATAATCAATGTCCGTATAGGTTTTTATCATAAAAAGCATTGCATAAAGTAATAATGTAATCGAATGGCCGCATCCTTGATGCGTGTCATTTACACCTAACCACGATATGTGCCCAGTTGGTTCTTCGGACAATGTACTTGTTCGCGTACACTGTTTGACAATTGAATGTTCACTACGGCTAAAACTAATGGTACCGACTTCTTCATCCGATTTAAACAACGCAATCGCATAACTGTAATCATTCAAGTCTCCAGTCGGACTCATTTCCGCGTCGTCTTTATATGCTTTAACTGTTATATTCAATTCATTTGCACGCAAATAATATTCTAACTCGCCGAACGCAGCTGCTACATTTAGTCTGTCAGTTTCAGAACGATTCGTACATTTCGCCGTACATTTTGCCATATTATATGATTTATATTAACTTTGTAATGACCAGTTGTTTCGTAAAGACATATCGTTCGTGATACATACACCTCCGTCTCAAATTGCAATGCAGACACGCAATCTCCACATTATTTTTATTATGCCCGAATGCATTGTCGATTCGTTCCAGCGTCCACTGCGTCGGTTCTCTCGCGTATTCATATACAATCATTACTGGTTTTCTACAATAAAAACATTTCAATTCGCAATCACGTAACCGCTGAATAACGAAAGATAAATCCACAAACTCCGCGTTATCATAGAGGTCGCCATCTTGTGATTTATAACTCGATATTTTATTATTGAACTGCCGTAGAATAAATTGGGTTGTGTCGGACGATTCCGATAACTCATTCAACATTTTATATTGAGAATCTAAAGATAAATCGTCAAATGTCCATTTTTCAGTGGAAACCACCAATCTTTTTCGTTTTTTTATTTCCTTGATTTCCTTGATTTCTTTCAAAACAATCGTTTTCATTTTATATATATACTCCAAAAATAAGATAAACATATAAACATATATATATAAAGAAGTTGCAATATGTTTAATTTACAAGTCGAAACTCCTGAACCTGTCGTCGATAAGCCACCAAACACGAGCATATTATATCCATATAATACTCCCGTTTCTTTAACTGAAGTGAATTATACTCAAATCGATTCCTTGCTTGAAAAAGAAAAACAGAATAATAAACTCGATTCTTGGAATAAAATCGACAAAACCGAGAAACTTCAAAAACTGCACGCCTATGCCGAAACATACGGCAAATTACACGCATTACCTGCGAAAGAAGTCAAACACTTGAAGCAATTCTTTATCGAATGCTTGGAGAAGAATAAACTGCAGAAAACTAAAGATATTGTTTATAATAAAGAATCCAAAGAAATCACCAACATCCCTTCTTTGTTTTTCAATACCACAAGTCATAATTTCACTTTGAAAATTACTGACCCCAAACGCGTGTCGACATTGAAGTCTTTGACTCCTAAACGAGCAGAACTCGTAATATAATATGTATAATATATATGAAAGAATACATATATATTATATAAAATGGATGCTGATTTTTTAGACGCC